CTATTTTATAAAATCATCTATATATTTTCCGAATATAAGCCATCTAACAAAATTCGAAGTATCAAGGCATTGGCATCTTGCTAACTTTTCTATTATTTCCTTTTCATCTTCGGTTACTCTAATATATAATCTTTGGTCACGCAATGATTGATATTCTTTTTTAGGCTCTCTTCCTAAAAGCTTTAGAATTATTTCTCTCAAAGTCATTTTAACCACTCCCCCACTCTCTAAAAATTATTTTCTGACCCCAAAAGGATATGTTTGTGTAACCAGTGTGCGTACGGTGGGAGGACTAGGCCCACTTCTCTCGCACATCTTTATTATCAATTGTATTCAATGTTGGCAATGGACATAAACCTTTTAATATATCTTTTACATGAGTAGCTGGACTAGAATATCTGATAAGATTTCCATAGAGTTCTAACTCTTCTTTTTTATTCTTTGAAAATTCTAGTACAACTCGCAACCTCTCCATCTGCATTATTTTATCATCAACTGCCTCCAATGTTGGCAATGGACATAAACCTCTTAGTATGTCTTTTACATGAGCAGCTGGACTAGAATACCTAATAAGATTTCTATAGATCCCTAACTCTTCTTTTTTATTCTTCGAAAATTCTAATACAATTCGTAACCTTTCCATACAATGTATCCTCCTTTTTAATTACTATGTTAATTTATATGCACATTGTGTACAAAGTATTACACGGGTTTAAAAGTTAATTACGTTTTGCTAACACTAAAAAGACCAAGATATTTAAATCCTGGTCCTTTTTAAAATTATTATAACTTCCAAGTATGTCCACATTTCAAACACTTTACTTGCCCTTTTTTCATCTTATTGGACGACAATCCTCCAAGTACTGCTCCAGCTGCCGCACCAATGCCTCCAGTTAACACAGCACCAAGTCCACCACCCACTACAGTTCTGCCTAAACTTAATCTTTTCCTTTTTTCTATATAATGCAGACTTGTACTGTGGCATTTAGGGCAATATGGAATACGTTCTTTCTTTAGTTCTTTTACTCGTTGTCTTTCTGTAATCTTTTTGGGTTTTTCTTGTTGTATTGCCACCTGAATTGTTTCGTTAATTTTATTCTCTATTAAGATATCATCAATATCCTTATATTCCAGATTAGAATTTTGCCTAATTGTATTATACATCTTCTCAATAATATTTGATTTTTGTATTTTAAAGACAATTTTCTTTTCTTCTTCATTTTCTATAACAGAAATTATAAGTTTTTCATTGCTAACATCTACTCCTCTTATAGAATTAAAACTGATATATATTTTTTTACCAAAAGTTATATCTGCGAAAATCCCATTATTCATAACATATACATTTAATGTTGTCCCTATTTTAATTTCAGGATATCCATATTCTAGTATTCCTAATGATCTTATAGCACTAAAAGCGCTCCCACCTTCTTTTAACAACTGTTTAAATTCAATTTTATCAATTATCATATGCAACAATCCTTTATAAATTAATTGAAAAGGCATCATTTTCAATTCTAGTACAATCTGCTCTATTTATTGTAAATTTACCTTCTATAGTATTAAAGCCATTTGTTACATCGCTATCATTAAATTCTATTTCATCAATAGCACTTTTGCCAGATAATACAGTTGAACTAAACAGAGCATAAACCATATACCCATTTACAGACGTCTTATCTGTTTGTATAATTAACTCTTGATTACTTTTGTTGTCAATTTGAACTTTTAGCTGCTTGGAATATCCTGTTTCATTAAATCCAAGATACGTAATCTTTACATATTTGTTATCTAATAAAACTTTTTGAGCTTCCTTAGGTTGAGCAACTCCCTTTTCATTTATATAAATGCCATCAACTACAGTATCCTTTACTAATTTACCATCTGCACCTAAGTAATAGCTCTTACCATTGTCAGTTATCCATCCAGTTTTCATAGCTCCATCTGCACCCATATAATAGGTATATATGTCAGTTACCCATCCAGTTGCCATTGTTTTATCTGAATTAAAAAAGTACCAGTTACCGTTTATATATTTCCATTCATAATAAATAGGATCTCCATCACTATCTAACCAACTCCATGTACTATCAGAGTTTTGTTTCCATTCTGCACTGGCACCTACCGGTAATGCCCCTACAATTAATAATCCTGTTAGTAAACTAGCTAAAAATCTCTTCTTCATTATTAAAATCCCCCCTCATACATCTTTATACCATAATTGTATATTATATAGTATTTTTGTCAAATATTATTAATGACAGCATGATAACTAAAATAGAGATAGCTTTACTATTATCCATCTAATATTTTTTTGCTATTTCTGTTTTTGCGCAAAAAAAATAAAAGGCACAGGATTACTCCCATGCCCTAAAAACTACTTTATATCATAAAACCAACTTCCTAATATATCTTTTAATTCTAAGCATTTGCTCATAGGTAAGTTCTGAGTTTCAACCCAAATTCCCTTATCATTTGAATTAGCATAGATACGAATATCTTTAAAATATTCCTGTACATATTCCATATCCACTCCAATAAAATTTCCATCCCCTCTATATCCGTTTGGAAGATAGGTGGTTCGTACATATCCATTAGTTTTATTTAATATTCCTTCACTAAACTCATTCATATCGCAGTCGGTATTTATTCCACTTACTGATCCTGTTTCGCTATATTGGTGTCCAACTCTATTAGTAAAGAAATTAGAATTTAATTGCCATGGAGTATTGTTGTAATTAGCTTCCCATAATGGATAATCAGCAATTCTATTATCTAAGTTATCCATGAAACTAGTATAAGTATAAATTCCAATTTGCATATTAGACAACTCTTTAAATTTAGTAATAAATCTTAATATATAATCCATTAATCCATCGAAATTAGTTTCTACATCTAGCATTGGAATGAGATCACTAGTTTTATCCTTTATAGCATTATAAAAGCTATTAGCCTGAGTTTCTGGTGAGCTAGTCCCAACCAAGAAATGATAGAATCCTGTTTTTAATCCTGCGTAATGCGCATTTGAATAATTAGTATCTAAATAGCTATCTTTAAAAGTTGTTCCTTCTGTAGCTTTAATGTAAACAGCTTCTACTCCTGCTGCTTTTACTTGGTTAAAATTTATATTTCCATTATGATTACTTATATCTATACCTTTCATTTATATCTTCCTTTCTTATTTTAAATATAAAAATAAGAGTAACCCTAAAGGCTACTCTAAAAACTATGCTGTTACTTGCTGTGTGCTTACATCAGCAGGTTTTACTAATAACGCTTGAACTTTATTAAATTGTTCTGTTAATGCTGCTAATTCAGCTTTTAAATTAGTATTATCATCTTGTAACTGTTTAATTAATGTAGAATTATCTACTACTGCTGATTTCCCTTGGTTTATCTCTCCGGCAATTGCTTGCCTAATTTCTGCTACATCATTTTGGCTTAATTCAGGGAACTTAGCTAATAGCAATTTATCAAACTGATCTGCTTTAGATAATACCTTTTCCTCTACTGTTTTGCTTATTCTAAAGTTTTCATCTACTATATTCCAAATGGCTTTACCCACAGTAATATAATTTTTATTCTTTAATATAGTTTCCTCTAATCCACTTTTAATTAATTTACTTTCTAATACTTTAATTATTAACTTTATTGCTGTTCTTATCATTTTACATACCACCTTTTCTATTTAATTAATTTTGATAAACTAAATAAAACCCCTATAGCACCTGTTATTAAAGCACCTATAGCAGTTTTACTTAACCAATCAATTGTTTTTTCTAAATCTTCTATTCTGTGATTCGCTACTTTAATCTTCTCATCCCAATTCTCTGCATTCTTCTCTAGCAAAATTTCTATCCTAACTAGCCTTTCTTTAATTTCTTGTATTGTTTCAGTTTCATTCATAAGTCACCTTCCTTGTTTCATATTTTTCAAAATAAAAAAGAACCTCTTAAGTCCTTATTTTTTTAAAGATACTTTTGAAGTTCTTCAGAATTCTTTAATTTTAATTTCCCATCTACAATACAGAAAAGTCTTGAATTTTTCATTACATACTCGTCAAAATCAACAACTACAAAACTATATATCAGTTCGTAATCTGATTTTAATTCTCCATAAAAGTCCATTGTCTGCTCATCTGTTGCAATATCAGTTAAATCACCATTGCTTTTTCTATAAAATACAGTCATTTTTCTATTCATGTTCTTTTCCCCTTCTAGCCGATTATTATATATGAAATGTGAACAGAACCATTATTAGTTCCGGTTGTAATATATACATTGGTTGTAGCGGAAGTGCTACCACTTACTGAAGTATAAGCTGTTATTTTGCCTGTGCCTAGATATGCTTTTAGGGTTATACTTGTGCTTGTTATATTAGTTATAGAACAGCCAGCTAAATCTACAACATCATCACTTCCTCTATAATAAAATTCTACACTTGAAATGCCTTTTGGCACTGTTCCGTTTAATTTTGTTATTATATCGCTCGGAAAACTAACTGTGACCTCTTTTGTTGTTGCTCCACCCATATCTACTACTGCATGTCCTAGATATGTAATATAGTGATAAGGTGTTGCCCCTGTACTATCAACATGTTCTAATCCATTCTGAGACATTTTAGTATACGCTCCAGTTAAAAAGTCTCCAAAAGTTGCACCATCTGCGCTAACTTGAAAATACCTAGATATATTATTAAATGCTGTCATAACTTCTGTAGTTGATTGGGTTATTATTGTTCCTATTGCCTTTTTTTGGTAAGGAATATAATCGGTTGGAGCTGTGCCGATTTCTAATTGGAAATTAGCAATATTTATATAATTAGGAGCATTTGGAACTCCATATACAAAAGGCTTAAAATACAACATTTGTGCATTGCTAGGCGTTTTAAAATGTACATAGCACCTAGACCAATAATCACCAGTATTTACAGTTAAATTCGCATCTATTACTGTATCCACGTGCGCATTGGAATCGCCAATGTTATAAACAAGCCAATAGTGTAATGGAGATCTTAGTGACAATGAACCGGCGAAATTAGCCGTAGCCATATGCACCCAAGCGCTGTAAACATAATCTGTATTTGGTTGTAATTCGATATAACCGCTATATTGTATGCCATTCCCACTAGTTCTTATTGTGTTTTTGTTCCAAAATTGCGTATTTGTATCTAATAAAATTCCTCCACCATTATCTATCCATCCTGATAAGTCTGTAAAATCCCCACTATAAGGCAATAGATTACGGCTACTCATTTCAGTTTTACTTACTTTAGAACTTATCTGTCCTGCCTGTACATTTATTTGAGATTGCAAACTACTTATAGTAGTATTTTGACTAGCTATCTTTCCATTTATAGTAGTAACTGCACTGTCTATATTACTTTGTTCTACCTTTAAAGCTATTTGATTTTGTAGTACAGAAACAGAACTTTGTAAGCTACTAACAGAACTATTTACAGCTGTAATTTGGCTGTCTATGTCCTCTGGAGCTGGTGTCCATGAGGTTGCTTGATTTCCTTCTTCAAATTTTATATCACAAAATGAAATAACATCTCCTACTTTAACAACATTGGAGTTATTAAAAATGTATAGTGCTTGATAGCTTAATGTACTATTTCCTGTCATGCTAACTGTTTGATAACTAGTTGTAACTCCTACACTTTTAGATACATTATTTGCTTCACATCTCATTAACCATGTTCTTGCTACTGTAGATTTTATTTTAAAACTGATAGTATACTGCTTTCCATTCCCTCTTGTAAAAAGTGCTGAATAAGAAGGTGAAAAATAACAGTTAAAATAACCATCTGTGCCTAAAGCTGTTATTGTTACATCATATCTATACCCACTTGCTGTTGTATTATCTGCAACAAAATTAATTGTTGCTGTTCCACTATTATAAATATTGTAGCCCATTTTTGTTTTACTGCTAATTATTAAATTCCTACCACCAATATCTAAATTATCTATGGCACTCTTAGCTGCATTTGCTGTTGTAGTAATACTAGATACATTGCTATTTAAAGTTGTTATACTTGCATTAATACCATTTACGCCTGTCTCTAGAGTAGATACTCTATTAGTAACACTTGTTACTGTACTACTGTCTGCCTTATTCCCTAGAGTTGTATTAATAGTAGAAACAGAACTTTGCAAACTTTGAACACTTGCTTTTATAGAATCTGTTGTTTGATTTATAGTAGATACATTACTATTAATAGTTTGTGTTGCATAATCTTTTACTGATTGTATGGAGCTATCTATGTCTTCTGGTGCAGGTGTCCAGTCTGTTGCTTGATTTCCTTCTTCTATTTTAATATCACTTACCCAAACACATGAAGTACCAGCAACATTATTATAATCTATTTGTAGTGCACTAAAACTAGTACTATCGCTTTTAGTAGTGAATGACCCAGTAAATTTAGTCCAAGTCTTATCTGGTAAATTACTAGACGTAATATTTATATAATTTCTATAATCTACTAGAGTGCTAATTTTGTACTCAGGCATATATACTCTCAAAATTTTAGTTAGATTTCCATCACTTGAACTACTGTCTCTATATGCCCAAATAGTAAATGTATATGTTGTATTTGCTTTGAACGGTACTGTGTATCCATTACTTTTTATACCATCATATCCACTTCCTGTTGTCCTTATCTTAACAGAATTATGATTGTTGAATTTAATGTTTGTATCTCTGGTACCAAAACTCATGGACCAATAAGATATATCTTTATCAACTATAGAATTTCTAATTAAATTCCTTCCACCAATAGATAAATTAGAAATAGCTGTTTCTGTATTTTCTACTCTAGTAGTTAATCCATTAGTTGTAAGTTCTAAACTAGAAACTCTACTTACAGTATTAGTAACTGTAGTAGTTAAAGTTGCAACATCTGTACTTGCTTTATTTGCAGTACTTACAGCATTGCTTGCATTAGTACTAGCTGTATTAGCTGTTGAAATTGCTGTATTAGAATTTGTTAAAGCTGTACTAGCATTACTACTTGCAGAATTTGCAGTTGTTACAGCATTACTAGCGTTTGTACTGGCTGTTGTCGCTGTAGTCTTAGCACTATTTGCTGTTGTATTTGCAGTATTAGCGGTGCTTACGGCACTACTTGCATTGTTTAACGCGGTAGTAATATTGGTATTAGCGGTTGAAATTTGAGTTGTATGAGTATCTACTGTAGATTTTGTACTACTTAAAGTAGCACTTATAGAACTTAAATTTGTTTCAAGTGTTGCTGTTCTTGAGGTTACTGACGTAATATCTTTTGTATTAGCGTCAATATCTGTTGTATGCTCTCCTATAGTAGCTTTCATGCTATTTATAGTATTAACAGTTCCGTTATAAGCATCTTTTAATTGTGTTGTAGTTCCATCTGTATTAGTAATAGTAGTATTACTAATCAAAGTACTTATTTGACCTTGAATTGCACTAATTGAAGTTGTATTTGTTTCTGTAACAGTTTTTACACTTGCTATAGATTGGTCTATATCTTCAGGAGCAGGACTCCAATCTGTTACTTTATTGCCTACTTCAACTTTAACTTCTTTTATTTCTAAAAAATCGCCTATTACGGCGGTATTTGGAAATGCAAATTGAATTCTTATTTTACTCTCATTGCTAAATGTAGTAAAAGTAATACTATTTGTAGTATTCGCACTTATATTTTTGTAGTCAACGTAGTCTGTCCAACCATTTTTACCTGAAATTAGTGAGCCTACAGAATATCTAGCTTTCACACAATTTCTTGCCTTAAAGGAAATTGTGTATACAGTATTAGGATAAACATCAATACTAGAATAGTAGCCAATGTTATAATTAGCTGTTGCAATTATATATATTTTATTGTATCCATCAACTCTAGTTAAGCCAACACCTGAATCATGTCCCCAATTAGTAAAATCATTGCTATTTCTTAAATAGTTTCTACCACCAACCTGTAAATTGTCTATAGCACTTTTAGCGCTACTCGCAGTTGTTACCGCATTACTAGCATTAGTATTGGCAGTATTTGCTGTAGAATTAGCACCGTTAGCTGTATTTACAGCATTAATAGCATTTGTACTTGCTGTATTTGCAGTATCTACTGCGCTATTTGCATTACTCAAAGCTGTACTTGCACTAGTATTTGCACTATTAGCGGTACTTACAGCATTACTAGCGTTTGTACTTGCGGTATCTGCTGTAGACTTAGCTGTATTAGCTGTTGTTTGTACGCTTGTTACAGTTGTATTCATATTATTAAAGGCAATGTCTAAAGTCTGTCCAGTTAAATCTATTGCTACTTTACTAGCTTTTATAAAGTTTGTATTAGTGCTTGCATTAAATCCAGTTATAAAACTGCTATAATTTATTTGTCGCTCTCCTATGGCACTATCTGCAACCATATTAGTCTTAATAAGCTTATCTGCTATAGCTTTTTCTTTTACACCAGTCCCATCTATAAGAGTTGTAGTTCCATCACCTGCAACTAGGATAAAATTGAAGTTTCCTTGAGCATCTTGTCCCATTTGAATTCTAACTTTACCATTCTTATCTTTAAACTGTTGTGTAGCTCCAGCAATAAGTAAACTGCCATCAGAACTTGAAACACTTATCTTATTAGTATTTAAAGTACCTGCATTAATTTTAGTTACATCTAAGCTTTCTATCATGGCATTTTTAATAAAACCATTATCAACCGTCACTTTACTAGATGTTAAAACTAAAGAGTGAATATTAGCACTTGTAAGGTTTCCATTTATCAATGTCTTAACATTTGCTAAATCCGAATTTAAATTAGCTACAGTTGCATTGGTTGCGGTTAAATCTGCAACGTTAGCTTTATTTATTAATGCACTATCTATATTAGCTACTGATACACTTAAATCCGATACCGTTGCCTTAGTTGCAACCAAGTCAGCTATTGTTGCATTAGAAATATTAGCATAATCAATAAGAGCTGTATTTATTGTTGCTACATTGGTATCTAGTTTATCTATCCTAGCCGAATTAGCTTGTAAATCAGCTATACTAGCTTTATTTATAATTGCCTTTTCTGCTATTAAAAGCTTAACAGATAATCTTTCTATATTCTTATTAGTAGAACCACTAGCACTAAAAGAATTTGAGTTTTTAGTTTCTCCTTTTGCACTTGTTTCTGCACTAAGTCCACCGTTATAAGTTAACTTATTAGCAAATACAAGAGCTTTCCTTGTTACATTATTTTTATCCACTAATGTAATAATATCCAATGGATCTAAAGACAAATCCCCTTGCCACTTTAGAGTATAGCCAAGATAGCTAAAGTTTTTAAGCTTATTATAGATATCATTAAGAATAGATTGCGTTACCCATGGATTCTCAAACGTAAGCTCCATGGTATCACTAGATAAAGAACCTACACTTATTGTATTTTTATCATTTACGCTATCATAATCATCACTTTCAGAACTATCATTATTACTATTACTTTTGTTTTGACATGTAATCATTCCAATTTTATAAGCCTGGTCTTCTAACTTATAACCAGTAGAAAAATAATTATCTGCTGTTATAGTGCAATCAACTTCATGTGGATATATTATTGTAAATTTATTATCTCTTGTTATATATGCATTACCACCACACACACTTGCTACATAAGCCAAAACCTCTCTACATGTATAACCTTCTAATTTAGTTACTGTATAATTTGGTATTGTTCCAGTAAATTCTACTCCTGTAATAGTTGCTAATTCATTTACCACTTCCTGTAGTGTTGGTGTATTTCCTAACTTACTGAAATAACCAGTTTCAAATTTAACCATATTATCATAGCAAGTTAGTTTTACTGTATAGTCTGTTTTACTAACATCATCAATATTAAAGGTGCCAAATGGAATATACTCTATAGAATTGTTTATCTTAAGTCCAATTTCAACTTTTACTTCACCTACACTCGCATAAACTCCACCATCATTTTTAAGGGTTATATCAATGCTTTGGGAAACTGTATTCCCTATAGAAAATCTATCCACTGGTTGAACAACTGTAGGCACTATTTGTATAATATCGCTATTATTAAATACTCTATTTCCTAATGTTATTCTACATTCAAAACTTCTCGAAGGTTTTTTAATAAACGTTTTATAGCTATCAGATACGTTATACACATTAAACCTCCTTTCCCTTAAAATTTAATTCAAGCTATTCTAATATCATAAAATCAAGTTCTATTAATTCACTTGGAGAAAATTCAACATTAGAATTTAAAAGCTCATTTACATTAACTTCTCTTACATCAAGATCTACTTCTATATCAAGCAATTCATTATATTTTTCATTGCATTCATTCTCTTTTTCATCACTTGGAAATAAAATCTTATTCCCTTCTGTTTTTACTTCTCCATGTTCATTTTTTAAAGCATAATCTTTTATTAATTTTTGTTTTTCGCTATCAACTATTTTAAGTTCTTTATTTATAGAATTAATATTCTTAGCTATAGCGTAACTCACTTTAACTGGTAGTTGCTTATTAGATAGCATACTCAATACTTGTACTTTGCTTTGTAATTCTCTATTTGTAATTTTCATTTATAATCAATCCTTCCGAAATTATTTTCTAAAAATAATAAAAGCACCCTTTAAAGAGTGCTATAAACTAAGCTGTTGTTGCAGTATCAGCATTAGTTGGCGTTAATTCATCTTGCGCTGCATACACTTCACCTTGAAAATCTGCTATGTCTTTCCTACATTCAGTTTTATTTGCTGTATATGCTGCTGAATCTGTGATTGTAGTAGTAATGTTTCCAGTAGAACTTCCGTCTGTGCTTATATTTGCACTTAAAAATAATGCTTGCTTATCTCCTACCATAGATTGTCCTGTTATTGTTATACTTTTATTTGTTTTTAACATTTATATCACTCCTATTTCTCTATAAAATTCATTTTAAGACCTTTCCAACTCATTCCCACACCATCTTTATCAAAATAAAATGTAGGAGCAGTTCTATCTCCTACATACATTGTTTTTGTTATGATTCCACCAAGTGGATCTACAAATTCACATTCAAAGAATTCGTCTTTTACAGCATTTAAAAGAGTAGAAATTTCACTTTGACTAAGTGGTCCCCACTCCATTTCTAGCTTCCTTTTAGTTGCTATTCTATCTCTTATTAGTTCACCATTTGCATTTCTATTAGTTTCACCATCTATGTCATTGAGTGATGGCTGATATGTTTTAGGAGCAGTAATCTCTACTCCGTTAACTTTAAGCATTTATTACCACTCCTTTAAATTGGTATTACTGTAATCTTTCCTTGTCTTTGTGCTTTCCTTAACTGATCTATTGCAATCTTTCCAATAACATCACTGTCAAACATAAAGATTACATCTCCACTACTATTTTGAGTTGATCCTGAAGAATTATTTATGCCTATTTTACCTGCAATCTTTCCTGCTAAATCATCAATCCATCCAGTATTATTCTCTAAAGGCATTACAGCTTCTTTACCCGCTTCTCCTACCATGGCGAGCGTTGGAGAATCAATGATTCCTCCAGTAGCTAGATAAGGAACTTTGCTTATTGGACTTAAATTAAATCCAAAACTTTCCCCTCCTATTTCTGGTACCCAATCAGGTACGTCTATATGAATCTTATTCAAAGCGCTAATTGCCTTATTTACTCCGCTTATTAACCCATTTATAAGTGCAAGTACAGCATTAAGTGGTGCTTTTGCTATTCCAGCTAAACCTTCAAACACACCTTTGAAAATTTCCTGTACGCCTTGCCATGCCTGTGACCAATTTCCAGTAAAGACTCCAACAATAAAATCCAATATTCCTTGTAATGCTGTTCCTATCCCAGTTCCTACATCTTTTACTATCTGCAAAAATCCATTTATTACAACTCCAAATGCTCCAAACTGTGTTGACCAATCTTTTGAAAATACGCTATCTAACCAAGATTTAAAATCATCAAATTGTCTTTGTACATAAGTCCAACATTCATTAGCTTTTTGCTTAATTACATCCCAATTTTGATATAAAGCTACACCTATAGCTATTAATGAAGTTATTGCTACTACAACTAACCCTATTGGACTTGTTAACGCTCCAATTACTATTCCCAAACCTGTGCCTATTGTACTTGCTACTGTGCAAACTGTTGACCATGCTGAAATTGCTATTGTTACTGCCTTAACTGCCAATTCTATTGCTCCAAAGGCTGTAGCCAGAACTCCTAAAATGGGGGTAATAATCTGAATTATTGGTGTACATTGATTAATCCATCCAATAAATTGAGCAATCCATCCTATTAATGTACCTATAGCTCCACAAACTTCTCCTATAACTGGCGCTATAGCTTTAAAAATATTACTAAATTCAACAAAAACTCCACTTGATAGCTGCATTATTAAACTAGCAACTTGAGCAATTAACTGCACTATACCATCAAATAAAACTTTACCACCATTGTCCCATATTGCCTTAAATCCAGTAGTTAAATTTCCTAATCCATTAGAAACATCAGTAGCGAATTGTATCATAGCAGGGAATATTGTGTCTGATGCTTTACCTATACTGTCTCTAATGCCTTGGCCTATATCTCCTATAGTAGTTAATATTTTACCTAGAGTTGATAATAAGCTTTGCATAAGGGTATCTCCATTTCCATTGTTTTCCCATGCAGTAGCCCAATTGTTGGCTATATCGGAAATAGTTCCAACTATATCATCTAGAATTTTTAATATCCCAGCTGCAATTGTATCTCCATTACTTTTCCATGCTTTAGAAAATGAGGATGATATATCTTTTATTACTTTTAAACAACCATTTAGTAGATTTAGTATATCTGTAACTAATTGCTTACCTACATCTGATTGAAATGCTTTATTAAAAGAATCTGCAACTTGGCCTATTACAGTAAAAATATTTTTTAAAATCTCTAATATATTGGTACATATTTCTACACCTATTCCACTATTCCAAACATCCCTGAATACTTGACCTATAGTATTTAAAAGCTGTAGTATTGCATCTAATGCATCTAATATTGCTTGCACAACTTGTTTTCCTAAATCTCCACTATCCCAAGCGGTTTTAAAGGTTGTTGCTATATCTCCAATAATGTTAAATACAGTTTGCAATAGCTTTAAGATATCAGTACATACTTTAACTCCTGTTCCGTTATCCCAAACGTCTAAAAATGTACTTCCTATATCTTTTGCTAAGTCCCAAATGCTACCTAAAGCGTATTTAAGAGCATCTAAAGTATTTTTACCTTCTGCATTCCAGGCTTGTACCATAGGATCAAATATCTTGCCTAGGATCTCTTTGAATTTATCAGCTAAAGCTTGCATCTTAGAATCAACTTGGCTAGTATCCATAGATGGTTGTGTTAATGTTGGAACTTTAGAATTATCAGCACCACTATCACTTTTACTTAGTTTATTTATTTCATCAAATCCAGCTAATCCAAGTGCATCTTTAGCAGCTTTTTTTGCACTATCTCCATAAGCCCCCATAGCATTTTTAGCATCTATAAGACCTTGTGTTGCTTGGTAGCTCTGCTGATACGTTTTTCCAAATATAGCACTTATAAAACTAGCTATATAAGTTGTTGCTGTAGCCAAAGCACTCATAAGAGAATTGATTGCAGGTAATATTGCGTAAAAGATTGGAGTAAATGCAACCATTAAATTGGTTTTAATTTGATTAAGAGATTGATTAAATTGATCATTAGTTTTTAGGTCCGCTAAAAGTCCACTCGTCATTGCTTCTAGCCCCTTCATAACCAAAGGCAATATAATCATCCATGTAGCGAATTGTCTTGCTATATTTCCCAATCCATTATGCATATTGCTCATATGATTATTTGTGCTTTTACATGAAGATCCTAAACTTTTCAAAGATTCTCCTAATTTCTTAGACATATTAGCAGTACCACTTGCTAGACTTCCAAAAGCTCCAGTAACTTTACCTAGTAAATTAAATTTACTTGCTGCTTCACCTGCGCCTTTGCCTGCTCTTGCTAATTTTGCATCCATATCTGCAATTTTAAAACCTAATTTATCAGATTTATTAATAAGTCCATTTATAGCAGACTCAGTTCTTAATATTTGTTCTTCAAGTCTATTTTTTCTAGTTTCATTAAAAGTGTTAGAATATTGTTCTTTCAATCTTACAAGTTTAGCTTGTTGTTGTTCTATCTTTGCGTTAACAATATCTAATTCTCTTGTTGCATTATCAATCTGAGCTGTTAAAGCTTCTTTATCAACCGGAGGTCCTCTTGTTGTAGTTTTGCTTGCAACACTACTTGTATTTGGCCTTGATATATCTATCTTAGGGAAGCTTATAGATGGCATTTTAATATTCTTCAATACATCTAAAGCGGATGTAAATGTACCTCTGATATTTTGTTTCATCTTATCTAAACCACTTTTTAAAGAACTACTCATAGATTGCATACTCTTATTCATGCTTTCATTCATACCATCAAACATACCTTTTGTAGTATTGTCCATGGTATCTTTGAGTTTCTTCCCCATAGCATTACTAACTTTACTAATTTGATTGGCTAAGTCACTTGTAACCTCTAGATCAAGCGTAATCTTACCTACACTATCACCCGAGCCTGTACTTTCAGCCATTTAAATACCTCCTTCCAAATAAAATAAAGATGCTTAGATTTTTCTAAGCACCTCCAAACATTTTTGACATTATTTCTTGGAATTCTTTAGCCTTTTGAGCCTTTTCTTCTTCAGTCATTTCCTCTATAGGATTATTTCTATTTCTCCATTCATTTCTAATTTCATGTTGTTCTTTAGTAAAGTTTTTGAGCATATCTTTATCTTCTTCAGCACGAATAGAAACTATTTGACCTAAAGGGGTCTTTGGCATTATCCCGCTCAATAATGTACAAAACTCCGAGAACGTCATATCATTTTCTTCTCGAAGTCTTATACCATATTGCATTGCAAAACTAGATTCTATTAAATCCCAATCATCATATAAGTCATACCACTTATTTACTGGGAGTTGAGTTTTCTTCTTGTTTCTTTTCTATTTCATCAAGTTCTACATCTGCAATTGCTGCCATTACCGCATTTACTATTGCAACATAACCTGGAAGTTTTAAATCTAAACTCTTAATATATTTAATATCATCAGGTTTAAACGCAACTCCTAAAACTTTTTCAATCTGCTTTTCTTCATTTAGCTTTTTATCCTCCATTGTAGCTTTAATCATCATTGCTGCCGCAAAGCTATCATTTATTCTAAAAACATGATCTTCATCAATCTCTATTTCCGCTCTTTCTTTTGCATTCATAATTTTATTTACTATATTATATCTTCTTCCCATTTATAAATCCCTCCTAAGGTGTTGTAGTAGTTGTTGCTGCTGTATATTTTGGTTTCCCATCACCTATTAATTCAAATTCCAAAGGTGCAACTTTACCCGCATCATCTCCGCCTGGATTAGTTACATCAATTACGCAATCAAATTCAAGTTTATCTCCATTAGGAAATACTACTGCTGCTTTACTACTACAATCTAATCCATCTTTCCATGCTGTAGCATTTACATAATCATTACCTGGATCCCCAACATTTCTTTTACCTTTTACGCTTATTGAAAATCCTTTACCTGTCATTAAAGCTCTTTCCCATCCTTGTGTAGTCATTGATGTCCATTTCTCTGTTTTTCCATCAATCTTCATAGAGAATGTTTCCATATCAGCTATAGATTTCATATCTGAATCACTGCTTGATCTTCCTTTTGTACCAATCTTAAAATCAGTATCATAAACTGGATAAACTCCACTTTCAAATGCCATTTAACATTACCTACCTTTCAAAATAAATTACTGTTTCTATTACAAATTCAAAGACACCATTGCTATCAGTACCTACCGGAACTGGCTCCGGTGTCCTCATATCAAATTTAATTACTCTTTTTCCACCTATAGTGGCACTCTGTCCAAATAAAGAATTATACACTTCTTGAGCTTTCTGCTCTGCTGTATTAGAGTTTTTGCCCCAATGTATTAATATAGAAATAGCCTTAGTAGAATAGCTTGTATTAGCTAAGCCTCCTAAGGCTATGTTTGGCTTTGGCCCTTCAACTCCATATATTCCTATACATTGTTCTACAGTTCCATCAATTCGCCCAGTGTACCATTGCGGGCAAGATATTACTGTTTTCAAATAGTCTTTTACTTCACTTAGTAACATTATTTCACCAATCCTTTACTAAGCTGTTTTAAGAACTTCATATAAGTTTCTATTACAAAGTTCTTTTTATCTCCATCTACATATGGCTGCATCCATTTACCTCCTGCATTAACATTCTTATCAGTTCTGAATTTATATTCAGGATGCCAATATAAGCGTCTAGCATATGGAGTATCAAAAATTATAGATGCAACCATATTTTCTATTTCAGAATCATCTACAAAACCACTATCCTCTAATGTTCCATGCTCCTTAGGAACTACAGCACTAGTTTTTATATCACTTAATAATGCTTCAACCGTCATTTTAAAAGCTTGTTTACTCGCTTTCTCTAATTGACTAATCTTAGCCTTATCTAATTTAACAGTTACTTTTACACTCATTGTAAATTCAACTCCGTTGAGAAAACTGAACCATCAGGATTAAGTGGTCTTTCAGCACCATATATCTTTTTATTAGCTCCATTGACTTTAATATAACCTTGAATTGTTTTTCCTGGATTTATATCACCTTCAATAACAGCTTTTCCACTAAGCGTTATAAGTTCTCTCTGTGCATTTAACACTTGTTTTGTTTTATCAGTATAAATGCATTTACCTTCATATAGTGGTGTTTCTTCTTCTCCATCTTCACCCATAACAGTACTTACAACTTTTATATCTGTCTTAGCTTGAAATCTAGGAAAAGGCAATTTCATTCCCATACTTATAACCTCCTACATGTTAATCCTGTTTGATTGAGGTAATTTAATACCTCTTGTGTAGTAGTAATTCCATTAACCTTATTAGCATTAAAATTAACAGAAATACTACCAGCACTGAAACCACTTAAAGGCATGTTGATATATTCTCCATATTGCTCCACAAAGTCAGCATGGAGGCATACCGCCTTCTTGACTTTATCCTGTTGAAATGGTGTTAAATTATCAAATCCAATCCCAACAATTCTATTATAAGTAAGTGAATTAATTTGATCTGTAGCTTTTTCTAATTTACTATCAAGCCTATCTGTTATTAATCCACTAAAGGTAGAATAATAAGCTTCATCTACATAAACCATATAATCACATCCTAAGCTGTTTGTTCTACATTTATACTTGTAGTTATCCCAAGAGCTTCTTTAAATTTAGAAAGAATCGCTTCTCTTGTAGTAGCATCTCCCAAATCCACTTTTCTATCTGCTGCATATGCTTTTAATTGATCTACTGTCATAGCAGAAATTCTTAATTCTTCCTTCTCTTTTTCAAGAACTCTACATTTCTCTTGCAATTTATTATAAGCATCTATTAGCTCCAAATGACTATTTTCTAATTCCTTATATTTATCATGTGAAACAGATTTGCCAGTTCCATATTCAATCACTTCTCCTTCATCATCTATGATGTCATAGCCTTGCTTTTTATAGGCTTCTTTTTCTTGCTCAGTTATTGAATAAACTTTATTTCCTTTGCTTGCTTTCATATTTTATCCCTCCTATGATTGTACATTCATTGCAACACCAGCAACTTTTCTCTCTAATAAGAAAAGATCACCATAACATCTATTTTGATATAGGTATCCATCACCTGTACGTGAATCTGTTCCAGGAGTAAACCACTTAATATATGCATATTTATCTCTGCACACAACACACGATGGGTGTATTAAAATGAAATTTATTTGCTTTGCAGTTGGATCAGCAACACAACCATCTGTAAAATTGTATAAAGTCTTCATTCTAGCAGCCGGAACCATTTTAATATCCACATCATCTAAGCTGTGAACTTTTCTATTTATTGTACTAGGTGTTGTTATTGTTATAGTCCTTTGAATTCCTTCTGCCGATTTTACAACCTTATTCATTGTAGGAATGACATATAATATTCTTCCTTCTTCAGGTACTCCAGCTTCATCCATCTTAGCCATAAACTCGTCAAATTCATTTAAAAATACAGCTGCATCAACCACCGTTGAATCTATCGCACCGCTATAACTAACTACTTCAGAATGTAATTTAGAAAATCTATAACTATCTTTTTCAGGAATTGCTTGTTCTTCTTCAAATGTGTTTGTAATATTTGCAGCTTCTAAAGTTAAGTTTGTTTCATCAATATCCATAGGATCAAACCAGAATTCTATATCTCTATCATGTGCTAATCTTTTTGGCTCCCAATCATTTGATGCTGAACCTGTATTAAATCCTGCTGTTCTTGTATGATCTTTATAACCGCTTAAAGTTAATCTTGGTAATTTAATTGTTTGAGCATTAATAAATTTTACATTTTGATTACTTTGTGCTAAATCATCCGATTTTAATTCTGTAGCGTATTTTTGAGCTAAAATATCTGTAAATTCTTCTGCATAATTGTATACTGCCATTTATATCATCTCCTAATTATTATTTATTCTTTATTCCAAATGCAGCTTTAATAGCTTCATTTGTTGTCGTTTTTCCTTTACCTCCACCAGAGCCTACTTTTTTAAAGCCCTTTTGGTCTTCTTCTGTAGTGGTTTCTCCTTTAAAATGAGGATACTTTTCTAATATCTTATCAATTGCCTGTTCTATAGTCACATCATCTGATATCATAACTTTAGCTAATACAACAACATCATCTAATGCAGTAGGACTAACACCTTTAGATAAACATGTTACTTTAGCTTCAAGGCTTGCTGCCTTTTCTTCTGCTGCTTGTTTTGCTTTTTCAGCATTTTTAATCGCCTCTTCTTTCTTTTCAGAATCTGTTTTCTGGCTATCCTTCCAATCTTGATATGCCTTAAGCTCTTCTTTTGAAAGTTGGCCTTTCTTTTCTCTTGCAAGCCTGTCTTTAATCATTTTATCGACATCTGCTTGGGTAAAAGTCTTATCTTCCTGTTTTTCTCCTTCACCTTCTCCAGTACCATCACTTGCACTTCCTGAACCTGCTCCAGCATCAGCTTCCATTAGTCTACTCATACCTAGCCTTTTTCTTAGATTCAAATTTCTAACAAACATAAAATACCTCCATTTATAGCCTGTCGGCTGTTAATTCCATGCATCTTTTACAGCGTCTTAAGCACGTTTTGGACAAAATAAAAAGCCTTATTTCTAAGACTCGCTTGATTCCTTTTTGACTTGTATATCGATTATTTTTTCAGGGTTTAAATATAAGATTGAAGTTTCATTACGTTTATATGTAAATACTCCTCCTGCTGAATAGGTTACAACTACATCCCCCATCTGCAACAATTACATGATTGCCGATATAAATATTGATACTTTCCATTAATTAATCACTTCCTCCAATTAATTTTGTTCAATATCATGACACCAATAAAAATTTAAATTGCTTTTAGGAATTATTAATACGTCATTTCCAAAGTGAACCATATCAGCATCATCTGTGAATATATTTTTAATAACTTCTTCTGCTACTTCCTTTCTAAAGGTAAACTTATTGCCTTCTTTTTGTTGTAATAACTACTTCTTTATCCATATTACTAGCCTCCAACTATACTAATATTTTTTCTCTTTCTTGTGCTCTCCTAAGCTCTGGATGTAATTTCAAGAAACTCTTTAGCTCTTTTTCAAGTTGCTTAACTTTATCTTCAGCATATTTTAGATTTCCTTCATCACAAGATCCTGCGGCAATACGCTTATACTTTCTTATATCTCTTTCTATTTCTCTCTGCTTTTGTTCTGCCTTATAGGTATCCGCTGCTTCTTTTTCATCAGGTACCTTAGGAAGATTAGTTATTCCTTCAAAATAAGTTATAAGCGAATGTCTACAATTAGGATGAAGTAGACCAGCCTTTATAGCTTCACTAAGCAAAGGATATTTCTTACTGTATTCATCTATGTACTCTTGGCTTGGATGACTAAATACATCATCAACAAGAACTTTTCCTTGCCATGAAGCACATTTAGAGCATGTATTTGCGTGAGCACTTACAACAACTAAGTGAATACCAAATTCATCCCGCTTCTTTCCTTCTCCTAATAAAGTAGCTCTATGATTTGCTGTTCTTAAACACATTTCTGCATAACTTGCAATATTCATCTTTGAACCATTACTATATGTAATACTATCAATACCTTTATTAAGAAAATCTTTGGTAGCCATATCTATAGCCTTATATACTGTTGTTGCACCACTTTGAAGATATACCTGACTTTTAAATATTGTTTGCCTATACACATCATCCATCTTACGCAAAACAGATGATTGAGCTTTCTTTAAATCATTCTTAACAACTTCCTGTAAAGCTTCAAGCTTCTTATCATTAAGTTTAAAAAAGCTATTATCTTCTGGAATAGTAGGTGATTGACCACGCATATAACTTATATATTCCCTAGCCTTTTGTTGTTCTGAAGTATCAACTGGTATTCCTATTTTAGGATCAACCTTAATTTCATCATTTTTAAGACCAAAGAAAGATTTTACTTTATTTAAAACTCTCTTTCCTAATCCTATAAAATTAGTTTCACCTTCTCTATAATTTCTTCCCAATTGCTCATCTACATTTTTTATAATCTTATCTGTATATGAATTGACAATACTATTATTTCTTTTTCTATACTCAGTTATTGCTCTCAGTTTTGCTCTTTGCCATTGCTCCCACTTAAAACCTTCCTTGCCTTCTTCTCTTTCATGATAATGAAAAACCTTACGCATATTGGCTATTAAATCTAGTTCCATTTGTCTAAATATATCTCCAATATCATAAGGTTTCTTATCACTCATTTAGATCACCATTATCATTATTCAAGTCCTGACTTTCATCTACCACTTTTGGCTCTTCTGCTTGCATATCTCCATTCTGTTCTTTTATTCTCTGTACTTCTAAGGCCTTTTCTTCATCTGTCATTGTACCTCCATACATTTCATCAACTGCCTTTTCTATTGACATTACTCCGTAAGTTTTAGCTTTTCCTACTATCTCAACAACATTATCAAATGAAGGTGATGCATATTCACCGAATAAAATTGAAGCTTCATATTTTTCTGGTACTTTGTTATTTAGAACATCATTAACCATTAATGTGATCTCAATTAATTTAGGAATTACATCTGTTAAAACTTTTACCATCTTACCTCTAGTGTAGAGAGTAGCTTTTTCCTTTTCTCTTTGAGCTTCTGCGTTATCAGTTTTCTTCAAGTCAATACCTAAAGTAGATGGAGAAATGATTCCCTGTAAACACATATCAATAGCATTAGAATAGCTTTCAACATATGCTTCATATTTAATATCAGCTTGTTTCATATCTATTTGATTTTTAGCATCCTCTGATGCATCTGTTCCAATCGCCATAAACTTATTATCAAAACTATTTGGCTTAAATAATTTTCCCGTATTTGGATCTCTTGGGATTAAACTTTCAGGAATATATTTCATTACTCTGCCATCTCTAATAGCATCTATCCACTGACTTATGACTTCATCCAAGGCATCAAAACTATCAGATTTACTATCAAATAAACTCTTACCTCTTCCATCCCATTTAGGAGACTTAAAAAACATTAACGGTATACCCATTATAAAATCTCCTTTAAACTCTACATTCTCAAGATCTGCCGTATCTTCTATTATGTTTAGCGGTACTTCCTTACCATAACTATCGAAAAGATTATAATTCACATATCCTTTTCCATAGCTTTCAATAAGCTTATAATTTTTAGTTCCTCTTGTATGCATGGTTGAATAATGTATTTCTTGTAATCTCCCTCTGTTGTATACATACTCTACACTTTCTGCATCAAAGAATTCTATAATCGGATATTGTGATATTGATTCATCAATACTTATTTTAAATGCTCCATCACCTGCAACCAATGCACTTGCAACTGCTTCTTCTAATAAATCTTGAAAGTTATTATCCTCTTCTATATCTTCCCACGTTTCATTATTTGATACTTCTATCTTATCTATATCTGATATAACAATACCAGTTAATGTATTAACTATTATTTCTGGTAATCCAGAATGCATTTTTCTTATACTTAAATCCTTACTAGGAACAGCACTCCAAAATCTTGATTTATTAACACAATCATTTGATATGTTCTTAAAAAATTGATCCAATTCGTATGGATCACCTCTGAACCATATCCTATTCTTCATAAGATTTGTTTCAAAAGTATATGATTCCTGTATTCTTACAGATGTTGTCATTGCTGGTTGAACATCCAACCATTTTATAGCAGCATTTGTTAACATGCTCTTAAACCACCCCACTTCTATTCCTCCCTACGAGTTAAAATAACGTTCGTTTTATTTACTCATTTTTCATATATTAATTACTTTACGATTTAATGCGATTCACACAGTAAATAAACTCGGTAAAATAATTAAAGTTAAAAACACCGTACACAAAAGCATTTACTTTACTTCTTTTCTTTATAATTACCAATTATCTTCCTAAATGGTATCCATGCGTACTGACTAGAATTTATTGTATGATCGTTTGCGTCTTCTGGCTCATCCTTATCTTCTTTCCAACTATATAATTCCAACTCTTTAATATGTTCCTTACATGTATCAACCACATAATAAAAAACACCTTCTATGCTTTCTATCCATGTTTGTACAAAAAGTATTCTATCAAGAATCAGTACCTTCTTATATGAATTAATAAAGTTATACAAGTTTGGTCGTTGTCTCTTAAGCTTTTTAAGTTCTGTTATTGTCGCTTGATCTGCATTATCTATAAATACATCTCTAGCGAGTCCCCAATTTTTTCTATTCTTCTCTAAAAAGTCAACGAATTTAATCGCTGTATCAGATGGAGCTAAAGGCCTTTCTTTATTATCCTTGTTGTTATATACCTCTTCATCTAAGTAAATCAACTTCTTATCTTCTGTTATTCCCATAAATGTCATGGCAATGGAGTCATTAGATTGACTGGAATAAGATGTATCCAATCCTGCTGTAAATTGAATAAACTTTAACTTTTTAGCTTCCTGTTTACTTATTAAATTTCTCTTTCTATCGAAGTTAGCAAATATAAGCCCTGTAGCTCTACCTCTTAACCCTAATATTTTATTCTTATAAAGCTTAGTTCCTTTAGGCGCAGCTAATTTTTTCTTTTCTATATCTTCTAATGTTAGTGATGCATTATCATAAAAAGAAAAAAACCAGTATATCCAACCTGGTTTCTCTTCACTATTTAGTTGCTCCATTATTTCTCCAGGAACATCTTTTTTATACTTTTCTAGTGGTCTACTACAGTTTATAAACTCTTCATACACTGCTAAGTTAGGATCATCTGGGTTAAGTGTTCCCATAAGATAATCATTTCTTGTAGATATTTCTTCTACAAACGCAATACTTGCTGTATTGATTTCATCGATTAATACACAACCAAATTGAGACCCTAGTGCCGTCTTCCACTTATCAATATTATCATATCCTAAAATATATATTATCTTCTCACCTTTTGGTGTCTGATATTTAATATGTGGTATTTTGTTATCCCTATCTCCATTACCATTGTATTTTACTAAATCACCAAATACATCAAGTAACCCATAGTCCTTTTGAATTATGTTCTTTTCACATATACCTGTTGTTTTAGATGCTATAACATGCATTTTCTTTTCAGATTCAGCAACTTTAAGCATAAACTTTACTATTCCAACTGTTGTTTTTCCTGCTGCTGTTGTTCCCTCTAAAAATTCAACTGGTGCATCATGTTCTAGAAAATCAAGATATTTTTCAGATAATGGATATAATTCACTCATCTTTCTTTCTTCTCTTCATCTGTTCTAATATAGAATCTAATTTCTTAGTACTATTCGTATTAACATCCGTATTAATATCTTGAACCTTTGACTTAAGAACTTTTATCCTTATCTTTTGTTCTTCTGTTGCTAGCTCCCTATTTGCATTAAGCATTTCATCATATTGTTTTATTAATTTTACCAATGTATCATATGCTTTCGATTGAGTAACCATTAAATTTGCTTCTTTATCCCATGGAAGTTGAATTTCATATTCTTCTTCTCTATAAGTTTCATTTCCATTTTTATCACTCATTACTTTAGTTTTCTTAAGTTCTTTAGTTATATCTTTTTTATTTTTAACATGCATGTTATTTTGCATATAAATTATTCTTGCTTCCTGAATACAAATACTTCTCCATAGTTTATCCAATGGATCTTCTGTAGCCAATTCTTCCATTATATTCTTTACAGCCATAGGAATTCTTTTTGTATAATTTCCAAGTGTAAAAGCATTTACATTACCTTTAGGTGCTCCGCCTTTATTTCCTATAGCATTCTTATTTCCTTTTGGTGCTCCACCTTTATTTCCAACAGCATTTTTGTTACCTTTGGGTGCTCCTGCCATCCTATCACTCCTTTCATAAAAATATAACAAATAAAAAACAGCATCCATCTTTTAAAATGGTTCCTATGTCAAGGACATTTTGAAAAAGGCTAGGCAGCTATGAGCTGGTTTCTGTATTGTACAGGAGCCAGCTTTTTAAGTCCCCACTGATATCTATAATTATTATAATACTCCATATAGTTATCAATTGAAGCTTCTAATTCTTCAAATGTTGAACAACTTTTTAAGTCAATTTCATCTTTCATATGACCAAAAAATGATTCCTGCGGGGCATTATCCCAACAATTTCCGCGCCTAGACATAGACTGACCAATTTTATATTTTTTAAGAAGTTTTTGAAATCTAGGACTAGTATAATGAACTCCTTGATCCGAATGAATAAAGGCATCTTTATTTAGTAAATTTTTGTGATTTTTCATCAACTTTTTAATAGTTTCGGTAGCTATATCTAATGTAAGGCTATTGGAAAGCTGATATGAAAGAATTTCATTTGTTGAAGCATCTTTAATAGTTGACAAATAAGCCCTATTGGATGCTCCATATGTTAAATAAGTTATATCTGTTAATAAAACTTTTCCGACCAAATCTTGCTTGAATTCTCTATTTAAAATATTAGGTACAACAGTATGCTCATGAGTAGCTTTCATCATTCTACGATAAGGGTTAGCTTTTCTAATTGGGCACTCAATATTATATTTTCTCATGATTCGTTGTATACATTTTCGATTTATTATAAGATTAAATTCATTCTCTAACACCATTTTTATAGAACGAGAACCTTTCTTGTAGCCCCTATGATTAAATGCTTTAAGAATGATATCCTTCAATTCTAAATCCTTTTCTTCTCTACGATTACGTTTGCCTGTTGATTTTAAATAATTATAATAGCCTGATCTAGATACTAAAGCTACTTCGCATAAATGTGAAACCATATTTTTATAGTTATATGTCAAAATTATATGTTGTATTATTACAAAGATTGATGATGCACTTAGTTTACTATTTTTCACCTGCCTTTCTTGCAGCTCGATTTTTTTTAATAGTTCTGCCTCAGCTTTCCAATAAGCAATTTCTGCATCCTTTTTGGCTATTATTTCTTCAACGGTTAGTTCACGTTTAAGTGGACGACCACTGTTTAATTTTCTAGAATCTCTTAGACCAAGCTCTCCTGATTCATTATAAGCATTACGCCATCTTTTACTTGCACACCAAATTCTATTATTTCCAATAACATCTATATCAAATTCAGCATCTTGAAAAATATGAATAGGTAGTTTTCCCTTGCTACGCTCAGCGATAAACAATATTTTAAATTCATCTGTATATGTAATTCCACGTTTACTTACAGATTTAACATATCTATTTTTTGATAAACTTTTAATTTCTTCATCTGAAAATAATTTTTTACTCATTCTTTTCACAACCTTACTATATTTCTTCTTATCTTTTATTGTACAAAAAAAGAACCTATTGAAATAGTCTTTTTTTAGTGTCTATTTCATAGGTTCCATTTTATTTGAATACTGTCTTTTATTTATCATATCTTAAATTTTATTCAAATCTTATCTTTATACCTTCAATGCTATCTCTATAATCACCAGTACCAAATAATTCAGCATGATTAGCAAAATACCATGTACCATCAGCTTTCATTTCAATTTTATCTTTAATCCATTCCCCATTAATAAATATCTCCATTGATTGACCACAATGCAAACCTGCTTTTCCCTTAACCCATAAATCAAAATCTAAAGCTCCATACCTTTTTAATTCTTCATTATATCCTAATATCATTGTTCACTCACTCCTTCTCTATGTTACCTGATTTTAATTTGCTTATTTCTTCAACAACTTTATAAAGAGTAGGCTTTGTAATATCAAACATATTACATATATCCATTAGTTTAGTTTGCTTTTGAGTGTATAAATCATATATAGCCTTCTTCTTAGCACTATCTAATTTTTCTCGCCTTCCACCACTACGCCCTCTAGCTCTTGCGGCTGCTAAACCTTCTTTCGTTCTTTGACTTATTAAATCTCTTTCAAACTGACTTATCCCTGCCATAAATGTAAACATTAATTTTCCCTGTGGCGTAGTTGTATCTAACCAACTTTCCTTTAAACTTCTTATATTAGCTCCCTTCTTCTCAATTTTATCTACTAACGCAAATAAATCTTTTGTACTTCTACTTAATCTTGTAAGATCAGATATAAGAATTATATCTCCTGCTCTAAGCTTATCAAGCAACAAATTTAATTGAGGTCTATCTGCTTTTGTTCCTGTCATTTTTTCCTCAATAATCTCTTCTGCACCTTCTGCTTTTAATGCATCAATTTGTCTGTCCAAGTTTTGTTCTATTGTACTTACTCTTGCATATCCAAAAATCATATTATCAACCTCGTTTTTCCATTTACTATATAATTATAGTAAATCAAACATAATTGTTTGTCAATAATTTTACTTAGATTTTTTTACTTATTTTTTTACTACAATAATGGCTTACTATCGTAAATCAATTTTATAGAATAAATAATAAATCAAACGGTCGTTTTCTTTACTCAACTTTTTCAGCTTTCATGATTTCTATCAACTTTTTGTATGCACTATTAAATATTTTATCTCTAGCTATATAATTTATAGAATCCTTTATATTTTCTAATCCATAAATCAAAGCACCATCTAAATTTATTTTCAAGTTTTGTATATCTGTTTTTGATAATATTTTATTTTCCTCAACTGCTGATATTAAATCTAAAATAATATTTTCACTACATAATGTATTCTCTTCTTTAGGAAAATTTCTATTTCTATATATCGATATTAGATATTTCTTAATTCTTCCTTTTTCCTGTCTCGTTAACGCATTACTATTCATATTATTTAATTCCCCTCTATGCACATATTGAATTGAGTTGAGTTGTTCCAAGGTTGTTTTTTTGATTTTTGAAGCACCTCTTCGGCTCTTAAATTTCTTAGTTTTTATTAAAACACCTCTCCGGCTTTATGTACCAACCTCTACAGACTTTTTTCTCTTTTTTTATTTATTTGACATATCATAATATTTTGTAAAGAAACTAAGTTATTTTTTCTTCTAATATATATAGTCTATTTTTAGTACTTCTATTTTACCTATACCTTTTTATGTCAAATAGCTATTCAAAAAATATATTTAAGGCTACCTTTTTTTAATCTTAGGCCGCCTTTTCCTGTATGATATTCCTCTAACTAATTTATCTTTACTATCTTGTGTTACACCTATGTACCTTTTTGTAATTGATATATCACTATGATTGAAAATTTCCTTTAAAGATAGCACATCTTTTGTATCTTGATATAACCAATATCCAAAAGTTTTTCTTAACGTATGACATCCTATAGGGTCTTTATATTCAAAATGTTTAGCAATATCATTTAGTATATTCCAAACTTGTTGCCTTGATATTGGTTTATTAGGTTTGCCTTTTCTTTCATCTCTAAAAAGATACTGATTCATTGGTTTACCTTTTATAAATTTACTATAGATCTCTTTAAGTTCATCATTAATAACTATAGCACTCTCTTTTCCTGTTTTTTCTTCCCTAATATAAATATGATTCTGATTTTTTATATCTCTAATTCTAAGCGGAAGTATATCAGAAATTCTTAATCCTAAATGTAACCCTGACATAAAAAGAACATAATTTCTTTGACTTTTTAATTCTAAGTAATCTTGAATATCTAATAACAAGTCCCAATCTTTTATCGGCTCAACTGTGTTCATTGTTTCACCTGTCTAATTACTCCATGTTCTTTCTTCCACGCCCCATGTTTCATACATTCATTTAAATTATCAGTTTCACATGTTTCTTTAATTCTTTTGCAACCACAATAAGGGCATGATTCATATTTACCTTTAGATTTGTTTATTTTTATTTGTTCATTCATTAATATAAATTCACCATCACAAACATTACATTCAAAACTTTTATAAATTTTATCCATGCCCTCACCTAATTTCTTTAATAATTTTGAACATAATAAAAACACCTGGAATTACTTCCAAGTGTTTCAATTTTGCTCATTTACAATATAACACATGTAGTTGAACCCTTTCAAGTCTCTATTATATATCTTTTAATGTTATTCTTATGTATCTTTATTGTATCTTTAATAGCTCTTCTTCGAATTCAATATTATCGATTCTTTCATTTATGATATCTATCCTCTCAATTGCCTTTTTTAATAATCCTTCTACTCCTTTCCTGCTCTTTTTCATTTCTCTTGCTGTCTTAGTTTTACTTTTCTTATCTATAAACATTTTTCTAATTACCTCTTCTTCTTCGTTGTCTAATATACTTAAAATATTATCAATTCTTAAATTAGAAAGCTTATTTATCTCAATTTTCTTTTTATAAGAATCAATTAAATTAATTATAAAATCATTATTTTTACATTTAACTGATGTTTGAACTCTTTCTTCATAATTCATTGCGGCTATTTGATCTCTAACCTCTAATTCCTTTATCTTAAGTTCCATATCTATTACTTCTACTTTTCTAAAGCTATATAATTCTAATTCTTTTTCTATAAACTTATCCATTGTTTCAGTCTCCTATTCTTTAATATCAATCTCAATGCTCGTTTCTGCAATCCAATTTTTTTCAATTAAAAGCTTGTCTTTATGTTCTAAATTTATTTCTTTTATCAGATCTGGATAATCCAAATCTTTAGAAATTGTATGACATTTACGCAATATAAGTATGCAAACTTGAATTACGTCAAATGCCTCTCTAACAACTGCTTTTAGATTTTTAAGTGTTTTATCATAGCTATAATTAACGATAGCTTTAACTAATTCAGTAAATTCTTCTGTAAGCTTATCCCTAATCTCCCTAAATGTTATTGTTTCGTTATCTATATTAAACTTTTCATTTTTCTTGAGTATATACATTAATAATTTCATTTCTACTCCTTCTATCTTCATAAATTTTAGCTATCTCTGCCATAGCTCCATCACCTGTAATATCGCATTTAAACCATCTTGATATTACGTCTTCAACTTCTAAATTAATCTTTTCAAATTCTGTTATCATCTTCTTCACCTTATTTTAATATTACATGGTTTAGTCAATCCCTTTATTACGATTTTGATTAGCTATAAATAATTGTCCTAAAATATAATCACTTGCAAATTTAAAAGATTGTTCTTCAGTATATTTCTGTTTTTTCATTTCTTCATATACAGCTCTATGCATAGTTATTATACTTGGAATTGTCTTAGCAAATTCTTTTATTGCTTCTTCATTTTCCCTATCATTGATTATTTCATTTACTAAATTTAATATATTATTTTTCTTTTTCATAATTTAGCTTTCTCCTTCTTAACTACCTAAATTTTTAGTATTGCGTATTACTTAGATGTATTTTTTGAACATATCATCAATATTCTCACGCTTTATAAAATTTAATAATATCCCTTGATAAAAATTGCTATATTCTGCTTTTATGGTAACTACTAAATCATTTTCTTTAGCCTTTTCTGCTATTTCTTTAAGTTCATCTTGAGTATAATGTTCAATTGGTGCTGATGTAATACAATCTTCTTCTAAAGCATTGCTTATAACTTCATCAACGCTTGATTTTTCCACTCTTGTATAATCTGCTACGCTCATTGCTCTACCTCACTTTCTAATTATGAAACCACTGTGGCATAATCTCTTTTAAAATTTCCACCCCTTTTCTTTCAAATTGTCTTACCAAATTTAAAAAAGAATTATAAGAATCATCATCATAAATTATTTGATTTATCTGATTTTTATTAAGAAATGGTTCAAATGTCTTAACCTTGTTCCTTCTTTTTTGATATTTATTCATGCTATACCTCTCTTTTTAAATGCAAATGTTGTACTGCCACATTGGAATTTATATATAGGCTCGTTTGATACTAATAATTCATATTTTTCAAATGTTTTATCCCAACAATCTTTCATTTGTTCTTTGGTACATTTTTCAACGCATTTACAATCTAGTAAATATTCATTAGGGCAATTAAATCTTTTTAATTTTTTTATTAATTTATCTTTCATATAATCTCCTACGCCCTTTCTACAAATTACGAAACCACTGTGGCATAATCTCTTTTAAAATTTCCATACCTTTTCTTTCAAATTCTCTTACCAAATTTAAAAAGGAATTATAAACATCATCATCATAAATTATTGAATTTACTTGATTTTTATTAAGAAATGGTTCAAATTTATTAACCTTGTTTCTTCTTTTTTGATACTTATTCATTACTTCACCTAACTTTCTATCTTAATTTCCTCTAACGAAATCGTTATTATCTCAGTATCATACTCTGTTCCATTCTCTGAAGTATTTTCAGTTAAGCATTCCATGCATACTTCTTTATATCTTCTGCCTTTTAATTTTTCAGTTGATTTTATATTTCTATAAAAAACTGGTTTTTCCGAATACCCTTCATCTGCACTTACTAAGTCAGCTTTATTTCTATTGAATAACTTTTTAAAATATCCCTTAGCCTTCTTTAGTGATGTAAAATATTTTGTATCTCCTGAATATCCCATCATATCCGTTTCTTGAACTTTGATTACTCTAACCATTTACTTCACCCTTTCTATATATACTGAATTATTTAATAATCATCATTATCTTCTTTTTCATTAACCTCTTTGAATTCTTCATATGTTAATAATCTGTGTTCACTTCCTAAACCACCGTTTTTTATGAAATTATGTTTATATAGTTCATATTCTTTCTTACTCTTGGGTAGATCTTTTAATTTTTCTCTATCTAAAAAACTTAAGCAGCCTGTCCAATGCTCATATATCATTTTCTAATCCCCATATACCTTTCTATCTGGATCTTATTTCAAATAATTTGCTATCATCAAATATAAACTTTTCTCTTTTTTTAATGCACTTATCATTACATTCAAAATTTATTTTTGTACAAATATCAGCTATAGCAATACTCATATATTCATATCGATATTTTATATAAGTAGATTCCTTAATCCCCAACAAATTTAAATACTTTTTTATATCACTATCATGTAAAACATGTAGGTTTCTTTTAAAAAAATTAAATGCTACTTCCTTCTTAGTTAAAGACATAATAACACCTGCCATATAATTTATTTTTGTGAAGAGAGCTTTTATTGCCCTCTTCATTTTTGCAGTAACCTTAAACTTAGCAATTGTGTAACCCCTGCTATCTGTTAGCACTCCTAGTCCTGCAAGATTTCTGAACTTAATTTATTCTGTTGTCATATACCACTTATCGAATAGCTCATCTGGTAATATATAAGTACACATTTGCCATGCAGCTATAGTTGGATTGAAAAATTTTAAAATATATTTATTTGAAAACTTCTCAATTTTATATTTATCACCACTTCTTTTACTTGTTATAATCACATTATTATTCTCAATACTCTCTCCCCAGGCTTCAATAAACGTATATTCTTTTGCCTTATCAATTTCATCAAGGTTCATATTTCCACCTTATTTCTATACAAGAATCTAAATTAAATTTTAGTATTTAACCATTTAACACAAGTGTCATGTCTATTTGTATATTTACATAAAAGTGCTAAATTACAAAGTCCTGAACACCCATTTCCGCCACCTATTCCAGTACATTTTTCACAAATAATATTTGCCATCTCATCTATTGTTATTTCTTTTACTTTATCTTTGATTTTCTCAAGTACAGTTTGTCCTAAGTAGTTAGGTACAACTTGTTGTACTATTTCACCTGTATCTTTATTAACTATCTCATTATTTATAATTTCTAAATTTTCACCTGTTTCACTAGTCACTTGACTTGGCTCTTCTGTTTCTGTTCTTTTCTTAACATCTTGAATTGATATATTCCCTTTATCCTGATATTCTCTGAATATATCTTCTTGTTGATCTTGATCTAATTTAGAAATTTCATAAGCTGATGATATATTTACCTTATCTTCTTTGAACTCCTGTTTAAATTCTTCTGTTAAGTTTTTAGATATACTTTCCATTCTTGCTACTTGTGTAGGTGAAGTATTTAATATATCTGCAATTATTTCTCTTACTCTTCCAGGTAATTTTTCTTTTTTCTTATACTCAGTTAATAGCTCTTTAAGTTTTTCGGCTTGTTGAGTTTTTTCCCAATCTGTAAGTTGTCTTGCAGTAGAGTTTGTTATTAATAACAATAATCTATCTTTAATTGAATCTTCTTCATTTTCTACTTTACATGGAGCATGTGCGAATTGCTGCTTTCCTTCTTCAACTAACTTTTTTAATGCCAGATATCTTCTATGCCCTGCAATTATTTCATACATCCCGCTATCTAGTTTTTTAACTACTAAGTTTTGCTGAACCCCAAATATTTCAATAGAATCTTTTAAATTCTTCAATTCTTCTTCATTTACAGAGTAAAAGTTTTCTTCCGAAGGGATTAGCTCATTAATATTTATTTGTATAGTTTTAAATCTAGCAATTTTCTCTGTCTTTTTATTTTCATTTTCCTCTGAACCATTATTTAATAACTCTAACATGTTAAAACTGCTCATGTTTTCACTCCTTATTTTGTGTCCGAATCGGACACATTTTCTACTTAACTGATTGATTTAATTAATTAGACTTTTAGATATTCTTCTACAAGCTCTAAATAATCTTTAGCTGCTGCACATCTTTTTGAATGCTCTAAAATTGGTTTATTTGCAAATGAACTTTCATCTACTTTTACAGATTTTCTAATATGTGCTTTAAACATTGGATAGTTCGTATTTCTATTTAAGAACTCTTCACCTTGGTAATTCACATTATTTCTAGAAAATTGAGTTACAAAGCAACCTTTTAAACTTAATCCAGAGTTAATTTTTTTAGCATTCTCTATTTGTATAATTAGCTCTTCCATTCCATCGAATGCGAATTTATCAATCTTAATTGGTATAAGAACATTATTACTTGCGATTAATGCATTTATAACCCCTATATTAATTCCTGGTTGGTTATCTATAATGCAATAATCATATTTATCTTTAACCTTTTCCAATGCTTTTTTTAGTATCATCCCTTTATCATTATTATTCTTTCTTGTCAGAGCTTCATTAGCTTTTAATAAACTCATATTTGCTGGTATTAAATCCAAATTATTATATCGAGTTGAAACTATAACATCCTCTATATCAACATCTTCATTCATGATATCTGATATGCTTAATTCTTCACTATCATAAAAATTAAAAAACCTTGTTGTATTGCTTTGACTATCATTATCTACAAGCAAAACTCTTTTGTTGTGGATAACTGCTAAAATATGTGCAATATTTATGCTGCTAATTGTCTTGCCAACTCCCCCCTTTAAATTAATAATAGAACTCACTATCATACTCATAATTTTTAAACCTCTTCTCTATTTATTTTTAATAACATAATGCATCTCATTCTTTCTTTGCTTGTCCTATAGAATTTTTTATCATTGTATACCTTAAATATCCATATCCTGTATATTCGCTAATTCCTTTTTGTATGGAATTTTTATCTATATAGTATCCTTTTTTTGCTTTTGGTACTGTCCTAAACCATTCTCTATCACTTATTATTTCTATATCTGGCTCCGGAGTTATTAAATTTTTGCTACAGCTCCATTTCTTACTTTGTAATTCTTTTGACTTACTTGTTTGTTTTATAAAGTAGGCTGCTAGTTCTCCATACTGTCCTGTTTCATCCAAAGGAAAAATCTTCACCCTTCCTTTTGTCCAACATTTTTGAAGTATTTTTGTATCAATATGATTTATAACCAAATGATGATGAAATGCTCCTTTACTTCCGATTTCCATAACATGTATATATTTAAATTCCTTACCTTGTTTTTTATATTCATCCCTCAATTTTCTAAGAGCTTTATCTATATCTTTACGCATTTCCTCTTTAGTACTTGGTCTCTCTTCTTTTTTATAATCAAAAATTGTATGATAATCTCCCTCCACAAAATTTGCATTCATCTTTAGTCTCAATTTTTTCTCTGCTTGTCTTAAATTTATTTTTTCTTGCTCTTCACTAGTTACTTTTAAAACTTCTCCTCTTTTTACTCCCTTAGCTTTATATCTATAGGTATAATACTTTTCAACTTCTACTGTTTTACCTGCAACAGTTTCTTTCCTAACATATGGCATATCTATAACCTCTCTTTTTACTCTTCTGTTAAATGTTTAAGTTTTCTATTTATGTCCTAAAGTTAATAGATTTATCAAGTCTTAAAACCTTGATTTTCCTTGATTTTTTGCCATACATTTGGTATACTATTTTTACAGAATTTATGCTAAATGTATAGCTTAATGACTATGATTATTCCCGTAATCATAGTCATTTTTCTATATAACACTTGTTAATATTTAACATTTTGCCTCACATCTTATAATTTTTAACTGTTTTTCAACTATCAACCTGTCCAATTTCTGACTTAACTCAATAGTCTTTGGTGCTAAATTTCCATTTTCTAAAATACTTCTATGCATCTGCTCTCTAGCTTCTTCAATATCCTTATCAAGTTTGTACATGCTATCCTCCATTAACAGTAAATAAATACAATATCATTTAATGCTTCTTTTATAAGCTGCTCTAAAATCTCCATATTGAAGAATCTAATATTGTATTCATTCTGTAAAATCTCAATAATCATGTGAATATTAACTTCCTTTTTTTCTTCTAAAACAACCTCTACTGCTTTAGCTACACATTCTCTTACTCTTGGTGGTATTGGTTTCTTCATTTCTATTTCTCCTGTTCTATATTAGATTTAAGTTTCATATAATATATTAGAAAGTCTAAACTTTTTTAGCGTGACAAGTAATTTAAAAAGGCCTTTCAGCCTGTCCTTCTTATGTTAAACCGCGCTATATTCATTTGATTCTCTCATTCTCATCTCGTTTGCTATCTTCTTTAAAACTTCTTCAACTCTTTTAAGGTTCTCAGCATTTTCTTCTTCCGTAATATTAGGCTCTATTATATTTACTACTGCCACACTATCACCTCATTTAAATATATTGGAAAATAATAATAATATGCACTTTATTTATATATCAAAACCTTGCTTTGGTATATCCTTTAACATATGGTAAAATTATGTTGAAAGGAGGTGCCATTTATGAAAAACTTTGATGATTTTATGAAAACAATTGACTCAAAAGATTGGTCCTTAGTTGTAGATCATATTAGTAAAAAGATTGAAGGTAAGGATCCTCAAACAGCACTTGTTCTAACTAATATTTATACAACTGCTACTCTTTTGAAGGAATACCACGAGTGGTTAAACAAGTAGCTGTACTTTCAGCTAATCTGTTTATCCATTCACAATTTTGACTTAATGGAATAATTTTTTTATCAGACTGCACTTGAACTGGTACTTCAAGTGCAGCTCTTTCTTTTTCTTCCTTCTCCATCTAATCGCCCCCTTTACTTCTATAATTAGATTCATCCCCCTTGCGTCTGATTAATGTTTCTTTCAACTAGCTTCTTGTGATGGATTAAATAAATCTTCTAATGGTATATCAACATTTAATATCTGCTTAATTAATTTTGCTTCATGCAATGTTATTGGTGCTTTACCATTTAACTTTAGTGAAACAGTTGAAATAGTTAAATTTAATTTATCCGCCAAGTCTTTTCTCTTAATTTTTCTTCTCCTTAATTCAGCTTCTAAATTGTTATACATTACAATACACCTCCTTTTATTGTTCACGATTTTTCGTGAAGTATAATTCCATTATATTTGTATTTTCGTGAATGTCAATATTGTTTTTACGAATTTACGAAAAAAATTACTTTTTTTCACAAATTTTTATTGAAAAATCGAAAATCATGTAATACTATATCTATAGGAGGTGTATTATAAAAAATGCAAAATATAGAAGAAACTTTAAAAGAACTTATACTAAGTAAATATAAAAGTTTAAGAGAATTTACGTTGAAAATAGAAATGCCATACTCTACATTGGATACAATATTAAAACGAGGTGTTGATAAGGCTAATATAATTAATATTTTAAAGATATGTGATGAACTTAATTTAAGCGCCGATAAGTTGGCTAACGGTTTTATAGAAAATAAAGACATTAAAATTGATAAATTAGATAATGACACGTTATTATTACTCAATAATTTCAACAAATTAAATGACCTAGGAAAAAAAGAAGCAAACAAAAGAGTTTCTGAATTAACTGAAATAAGCAAATATACATATGTAGAACAACATATAGGTATGGCTGCACATAATGATTTTGCTAATGATGAAGAACAGCAACGACTTATGCAAGAAGATTTAGATGAACTATAGATGGAACGGTTGGTGTATTACTATGAATTGTTATGAATTACTTTTAGATGAATGTGAAAAAAATAATATAACTGTAGTTGAAAAGAAATTTAAAAGCAAGGCAAAAGGCTTATGGAAGAATGGTAAAATAGGTATCAGCCTCGGTATTTCTACCACTGCTGAAAGAAATTGTATATTGGCGGAGGAATATGGACATTATAAAACCACTGTTGGAGACATAACTGATTTAAGTGATATCAGAAATCTAAAGCAGGAGAATGTAGCTAGGGCTGTAGCAATAAAAAAATTATGTAGTCCTGATAAAATAATTGAGGCTATAAAAGCTGGAGCTGTAGATAGATATGAAATTGCTGAAAAATTAAATATAACTGATGATTTTTTTGATGATGCTATTGCTTATTATTCACGTAAAAATGGATATTATGAATCCAATGGAATTCTAATATATTTTGATAATGGATTATATGTTACAAGAAAAGATTTATATATAGTAAATAAAGGAGCTGATTTTCATGGATAACATAAATATAGAAGCGGAGTGTAGATTCTATGAATAAAATTTGCATTTATTTAAGAAAATCAAGAGCAGATGAAGAACTTGAAAAGACACTTGGTGAAGGTGAAACACTTTACAAACATAGAAAGACTTTACTTAAATTTGCTAAAGATAATAACCTTAATATAGTAGAGATAAAAGAAGAAATAGTTTCTGGAGATAGTTTATTTAACAGACCCAAAATGCTGGAACTACTACAAGAAGTAGAAAATAAAAAATATACTGGTGTCCTAGTTATGGATATAGACCGTTTAGGTCGTGGTGGTATGAAAGATCAAGGTATTATACTTGATGCCTTTAAAGAAAGTAATACTAAAATTATAACTCCTATTAAAACATATGATTTGAATGATGAATTTGACGAAGAAATGACTGAATTTAAAACTTTTTTTAGTAGACGTGAGTTAAAAACTATCAATCGCCGTATGCAAGGTGGACGTGTTAGAAGTGTTGAGGATGGTAACTATATTGCGACTAATGCACCTCTAGGCTATGATATAGATTATATAAAGAAAAGTAGAACTTTAAAAATAAATGAAGATGAAGCTGAAATAATAAAACTTATCTTTAAATTATATACTGAAGGGGATGGAGCTGGAACAATTTCCTCATACCTAAACTCTTTAGGTTATAAAACAAAGGCTAATAATTCATTCGGTCCTACATCTATTATTGCAATTTTAAAAAATCCTGTTTACATAGGAAAGATTACTTGGAAGAAAAAAGAATATAAAAAATCAAAAGATCCTAATAAGGTTAAGGATTGTAGAACTAGAGATAAAAAAGAATGGATAGTCGCTAATGGTAAACATCATGCATTGATAGATGAAGATACTTTTAATCGTGCTAATGATATCTTAAATGAAAAATATCATATTCCTTATAAACTTTCTAATCCACCAACAAACCCACTCGCAGGCTTAATAATATGTGGTGTTTGTAAGAACAAAATGGTCATGAGAAAAACTAGAGGAATTCCAAGAATTCTATGTACTCATAAATGCGGAAATAGGAGCGTTCGATTTGATTATTTTGAAAAGGAATTACTACAATCCCTCGAAAATTATCTATACAATTATAAATTTTCAATAGAAAATGAAACAGACGATAATAATAAAGATATGTATACTAAACATCTTACTTTATTAAATAAAGAGTTAAACACGCTTAATACTCAGAGCTTAAATATATTTGATGCCTATGAAAGAAATGTATACACTGAAGACGTCTTTATAGAAAGAATAAAAAATATTAACTCTCGTAAAGAAAGTATTGAAATCGAGATTAATAAGATAAATGATCTAATAAACCAGGAAAACAAAAAGATGAATTCTAATGATATTGTTATTTTTGAAAATATTATTAAAGGTTATAAGAATACAAACGATATAAAACTAAAGAACGAATTATTCAAAAATATAATTCTAAAGATCGTATATAATAAGGCTAAAGACCAGAAAGATGATGACTTTACAATTGATCTATATCCAAAATTATTGCGTTAG